GCGCAACGCGACCGCGGCGCCGTAGCTCGCGGGCTGGACCTGGGTGGCGGCAGTGGCCGCGTCGACGGCCGCCTGGCGGCTCGTGAACCGGACCAGAGCCTGGTCGGCCTCGGCCTGGATCGTCCGGTTCGGTGTGAGCTCGGGCGGCTCGGGCTCGTCCTCGCCCCAGCCGTAGAGTGTGCGCATCAAGTCCACGGTCTCGGCGGAATCCTCGCTGAGGGCACCGAGCTCTCGGATCCGAAGCCGGATCGCCGTGGCTAGGCTCGCGCCGTCCACTGCCAGGGTGATCGCGTCGCTCTTCAGGGTCTCCACGGAGCGGATGAACTCGGAGAGCGGGTCGCCCCCTGGCCGGACGCGCGCGGACAGCGCCCGGATCCGGTCGGAGAGGTCGCGCACACGCTGGGCCACGGCATCTACCACCCACTGCGGGCTCTGCGCCACCTGCCACCGTCGGGTCATGGCGCCTTGGAGTGCGGCGTCGAGACCTGCCGGCGGGATCTCGGCGAGCTCGCCGACCGTGGCGGGAAACAGGTTCCGGCCGGCCTCGGCGAAGGAGAGCCGGAAGCGGGCCATCCGGCCCTCGCGCGTACTCTCGACGACGCGGCAGCCGGTGCAGAAGACCTCGACGGTGCCGAGGAAGGGATGGACGAGCTGTCCCGGCCCGTCGGCGCGGCATGCCGTCACGAGCGCGTCGCGGCGGGCCATGTAGTCGGCGCCCACCACGAAGGCGTCGAAGGAGAAGCCATCGGCCTGGCGGCCGAGATCCTCGAAGTAGGGCGTGTTTCGGTTCGGGTACTGGTGCTGCTCGCCGCGCCGGCCGCCGACCTCGGAGTCGTGGGCCTGGACGCCGAAGGGGACCTCCCGGAAGCTCGCCGGGCGGAGTTCGTCGCGCCACGCCATGGGGGATCCTCCGGGACTAGGTGGCGGGGGCCATCACGAGGCCCGTGTCCGCCTCGAGGTCGATGCCTCCCTCGCTCGAGAGCTCCGTCACCCGCGTGGGCCGGTCGCTCTCGACCGCGACGCGGAAGGTCCCGCCCACGAGGACCTGCTGGGGAGCCGGCGCCAGAACCCCCGCCCCGGCCGGCTGGCGCTCGACACCGGCCACCGTGTCGAAGCCCAGGCGCCGCTTCAGGAAGTCGGGGAGCGCGCCGGTGATCTGCGCGATGCGGTCGCGGACGCCCTGCCAGAGGTCCGCGAAAAAGGCCTTGATGGGCTCCCACTTCTTGATGAGCAGCCCAGCGGCCGCACCGAGCGCGGCCATGGCGAGCAGGAACCAGCCTATGGGCGTGGTGAGCAAAGCCGCGCCCAGGCCGTAGACGGCGACGAGCAGCTTGCCCGCCATCAGTGCGGCGACCGCGCTCGCGATGACCTTGAAGCCCCCCAGCTTCCCGACGAGGTCGCGGACGATCGGGACCGCCACCTTCATCGCGGTCGCCGTTTGCTTCACGACCTCAGCCAGGTCGCGCGCGAAGACCTCGGCGCGCGTGCGGATGAGGTCCTGGTTTGCCCGCGCCCACTTCGTCACGTCACCCGTGATCTGCTCGACCACGGGCAGAAGGCCCGCACCAATCACCGTCGCGATGCCGCGCGCCACCGCGCCCAAGTTCGTCCAGGCGTCAGTGAGCCGCTCGCTGCGCCGCGCGGTCTCCTCGCTCAGGACGAAGCCGAGCTGACGCGCCTCCAGGCGGAGCGCCTCCATGCCCTCGGCGCCGGCGTTCGCGAGGTTCACCAGCGGAAGGCCGGCGCGACTGAAGGCGGCCGCCGCAAGGGCAGATCGGTCGGAGGCGTTCTCGTAGCTGCTGATCTTCTCCACCAGCAGGCCGAAGGCTTCCTCGACGCCCTGGGCGCGCTGGATCTGTTTGAGGAAGGCCGGATCCGACTTGCGCAGGATCGTGGCCAGGGCGCCGGTTCCCCGGCGCGCCTCGCCCAGGCGCTTCGAGAAGGCACCCAGGCTCTGGTCGAAGACGGAGGTGGAGACGCCGGAGCGATCGGCCGCGAAGCGCAGCTCCTGGAGCGCCTCGACGGAGATGCCGATGCGGTCGGCCGTCTTCGCCACGGTGTCGCCGAAGGCCACGAAGCGGCGGAGGCCGATCCCCGCCGCGGTGGCTAGGGCCCCGCCAACCAGCGCGGCGCGTCGGGCAAGCGCCGCCATCTCGCGGCCGACCCGCGCGGTGGCGCCTGCGATGCGGGACAGGCCGGAGGCCTTCGCCATGGCCAGGAAGCCCGCACGCACGCGGCGGATGGGTGCGGTGAGCGACTCGATCCGGCGCGAGACGCGGCGGATGGGGGCGGTGATCCGGTCAACGCCCTCCAGCACCAGGCGCAGCGGCTTCACGGTAGGCATCCGCGATCCTCCTCGCCTGGTCCAGCCACGCGGTCAGGTCTTCGAGCTCGAGTGCGTCGAGCTCGCTGGGTTGGAAGTGGAAGGTGTGGGCCAGCGCGCCCAGGGCCGCCCAGAAGCTCTTGCGGTCCGGGATCCGAAGCCGTGGGCGCGTCAGGCTTCCCCCGGCTCGTCCTCCTCGTCGCCAGCGTCGGGATCGGGCGAGGCGCCCTCGATCATCTCGCGAAAGCTCTGCGGCAGCAGATCCAGGAGCTTCTCCTGGACGACGAGAAGATCGTCGAGCTCGAGCTGGTCCACGCTCGAGGGCGGGATCCGGGCGGCGCCCGCGATGAGCTCGCAGAGCACGCCCATGTTCCCCTTGCCGCGGTCCACGGCCAGGCGGAACTCCTTCGTGCGGGGCCGGCGGAGGGTGAGCTCGCGCACCTCGTTGCCGTGGGTCTGGATCGGGTGCTCGAGCGGGACGGTCGCCTGGGTCGGGCGGTCGGGGTTGGACTCCGACACCTACTGGATCTCCTCGCCTTCGGGGCCCTCGATCCGGAAGCCGATGTTCGCCTCTTCGGTCTGGCCCTGCGGATCGGCGGCGTACCAGCCGTTTCGGACCACGAAGACCTTGCCGTTCGCGAGCTCGAGGGTGGCGGTCACGTTGTCGAGCTCCATCACGCGCTTCACGTCGAGGTCGGAGCGATCGGTGATCTCGCCCTCGATGAAGGCCACCGTGGGCGTCTCCTTGAAGCCGTGGACGCCGTCGGCGCCGATGATCGCCTCGCGCTTCGCCGTTCCGAAGCCGTAGGTGAAGCTCCCCTTGGCGTCGAGCTGCTCGCCGTCGACCTTCAGGAAGATGATGCCCGCTCGTCGGTTCATGGTGCGCTCCTTTGCCGGCTACTGGCGCGGGCTGATCTGCGCCCCGACGATCCGGAGCTGGTCCACGAGATCCGGCGGGAGCAGGAAGTCCAGCCGGTCGGGATCGTCGGCGTTGCGCTCGACGACCAGGTCCGCCTTGAACTGGTCGACGTTCTCCACGAGGGCCAGCGCCTCCCATTCGCGGAAGAGCGCCACGGCCTCGGCCTTCGCCGCCTTCGGCGTCAGGATCGCCTGGCCCGGGCCGTAGCGGGTGCCGTCGCTGCCGAGCTTGTGGCGCGGGTACTTCGTGGCGAATCGGGTGCGGAACGATGCGCGCAGGAAGGAGAGCGTGTGCAGGCGGTTCGCGTTCAGGTAGCTCGTGTCCTCGCTGCCCGCGTCGTTGGTCTGGTAGGTCGTGATGAGCCGCTCGAGCCGCACCGTGCCATCGGCGTCGACCGTGAAGGTGCTGATCCCGTCGAAGAGCAGCAGGTTGCGCTCGTCGAGGGTGAAGCGAGACCCCTCGTCGGGCGGGAGGACACCGCGCAGCGCCAGCGTCTGGTAGGGCCGCGCCGGGTCGGTGTTCGCGGCCGCGGAGACCACGCCTGCGAGGGCCCCGGCCCACTCGTAGGGCGGGGTCGGGCTGCCCTCCACGCCCATGACCGACACGAAGGGCGAGTTGCGACCGGCGCCGAAGGTCCCGAGGGCGCTGTGCGTCCCGGCGCGGCAGGCGTAGGCGTAGCCGTCGATGGGGCGCGTCGGCCCCCAGCGATCGAGGAGCTCGGCCCCCACGGCGGTGAGGCTGGTCGCGTCGGTGTAGGGGAGCACCCAGTCGTGGAACCACTCGTCGCCGAGCGCCGCGATCGCGCTCGCGAGGTCCGGATTCCCGGTCCCTCCGGTCATCGCCACGATGGTGTGGGTGAGGCCCGCCGGGGTCTCCTCGCCGGCGTTGCGATTGAAGCGCAGGTCGATGTCGTTGCCGAGCTCGCCGGCATGGCGGGCGGTCACGTTCACCTGTTCGGCCGTGCCACCGTCCACGACAGCGGTCACGGGGAGCGCGGTTGCGGCGGTGATGGCGGCGGCGGCCTTCGTGGCCACGTCGGCGGCGGCGTCGCCCGAGGCCACCGCGATCTGCACGCGGCGACCGGCCACGTAGAGGTTCAGGGTGCCCGGGGCGGTGGCCGCCCCCCCGAAGGTGATGGTCCCGGCCGCTTGGGCGCCCGCGCCGTTGTCGTCGAGCGGGACGGCCCAGGTCTCGGTGAAGCGGTTCTGACGCTTCAGTGCCTCGAAGATGTGGTGGAGCATGGAGCCCTCGCCACCCGCCAGCTTGGCCTGATCGGCCGTGGTGAGGCGCACGAGGGTGTCGGCCAGGGCGGTGCCGGCGGGGAGCTTCTGGGCCAGCACGAGGATCCGCCGGGGCTGGCCGCCCAGGCCCGGCTGGGCCTGCGAGTTGTCGAACTCGACGAAGATCCCGGGGACACGTAGGCCCTGGGGAATCAGGTTGAAGGAGATCGTCACGAACTAGCCCTCCCCGCCCTGGCGCGCGCGCGCCCGGGGCTTCGGCTTCGACTTCTCGTCGGTCAGGTCTTCGAGGTCACCCGCGAGGATCCGCCGGCGCCAGTAGCTCCCGTCCTCGACCCATGCACCTGCGGTAGGCACGGCCTCGCGAGTCTGGGGGTGACGGACTCCGATGCCCTTCGCGGGCCGCAAGAACCGTTTCATGGCGTGTCCACCTCCATCTCGATCGTGTCCTCGGCCTCGATCTGGCCATCAGGGACCGGGCCGAGATCCCACTGGGCGTAGAGCTCGGCCAGGTCGTCCTCGGCCGCGTAGCCAACCTCGAGGTGGTAGGTGACCTGGTGCACCACCTCGGCCAGACCCACCAGGCGGTCGTTCTCGGCCGAGAGGTCCGATCGGGTGCGGTCCCACAGGACGTCGGTGGCAACGCCCGCCATCGTGACGTCGCGGCCGATGATCGTGCGCACGACACGGACGAGCATGTCGAGCTGGTCCTCGACGAGGGGCTCCTCGAGAGAGGCCACGTAGAGTTCGACCACGAGCTCGACGGTCACCTCGAGCACGCGCGGAGCCGTCGAGACCTCCCGCGTGCGCCGCGAATCCCGGGTGTAGACGCAGATCACCGGACCGCGCGTCGTGTCGGTCGGATCGTTCGGCACCAGGTCTTCCGCGGTGAGCGGGATTGCCCGGGAGGGGTAGATCCGCTCGGCGGCCGACGACTCGTGGCGGAGAAGCTCCACCGCGCGGTGGCGGATGGCCGCCTCCGCCGCCGCCATCTCGGCCAGCATGCCCCGCGTAACGAGCGAGAGGCCGCTCGCCGAGAAGAGCCCGCCGGTCAGTCGATCGACCGAATCCGGCACGTCCTACACCCGCAGCAGGCGCACGGCGAGCACGGCGCCGTCGGGCGGGCGAGGCGGCGCCTCGAGCACCTTGTAGGTCGTGCCTCGCACGGTCATGCGGTCGCCCGCGCGCAGCTCGGGGGCGTCGATAGCCGGCACCAGGACCTCCTTCGAGGCGAACGACACCTCGACGCTCCCGTCGGTGTCGGCCGGCTCGCCCTGGAGGTCGTGGATGGTCGTCAGGTCGTAGGACGGAGAGCCATCCTTCGGGTCGACGGTGACCGTTTCACCGAACTCGTCCTCCGAGAAGAAGGACCGGAGATCCTCCTCGCTCTCGACGGCCACGCCCTACAGCATCTCGGCGAGGGCCGCCTTCATCTCCGCCGCGGTGACCTTCTCCCCGAGGATCTCGGCCACGGCCCCGACCTTCGGCTTGCCGGACTTGTCGTAGTGGTCCGGGTTCTCGGGGTCGAGATCGGTGATCGCGGCGATGATGCGCACCTGGCGATCGTCGGCGTCGGGGGCCTTGCGGCCCTTCGCCTCCGGGTCCCGGGCGGCGCCGATCTGCACGAGTCGCTCCCCCGTCTCGTCGTCGACCTCGAACTCCGAGCCGCGGGGCGTCACGTGGTTGCGGTCGTCGTGGCCCTTCGTCGGGCCGTGCAGGGTGTGTCGCGCTTCGAGCTTCATGGCGACCCCCTACCGGACCGTCGCGCCGAGCGAGGCGTCGGGGCGCCAGGGCGCGATCAGCGGCGCGCTCTGACCCATGAGCAGCAGCCGCGAGGGGTTCTCCTCCTCCCACATCTTCGGGAAGTAGGGGGGCGCCTGGTAGCCGGCCTTGCGGTCGTAGATGGCGCCGTAGTGCTGGCGCCCCGCGATGGCCGCCGACCCCATGCTCACCGTGTGCGCGGGCAGAAGCTGCGTCTCGGTCCCGGTGGCCGGATCCA